AAGATTTAGGTTTGGCTGATGCTGAAATTCGGTTAAAGGACGCATCTGCTGATGCCGCTAATGCCGTTGCTGAAAATAATCGTACTACTGCTCGTAAGACTGCTGCTGAAATCCCTGGGGTAGAAGCTGCTTCAAAATGGAAAAAATCATTGTTTCATCTTAAGGATGAAGTGTTTTCGCCATTGTTCGACGATTACCTCAATGATGTTAAATCTACATCGTTACAGATTGTTCAATAAGGAGAAAACCATGTCAATGCTTCCGTGTCTTAAAGAGATCAAATGTGGTGTTGGTCGTACCAAACAAAAAGTTGGTGTCGAACATGACATCAATAAATTGGTTGCCCGGTATCAAAAAACCGGGGATGTCTGTGTTCTTGGCCTTGATCATCAAGGTCAGTTCATCGACGTTGCTACCGTCGGTGATTATCACGATTGTCAAAATCGTGTTCTCGCCGCTCAGTCGGCGTTCTCGGCTTTGCCGTCTCTTGTCCGTAAGCGTTTCGGCAATTCATGCGACGCTTTTATGGACTTCATGTCTAATCTCGGCCCCGACTCTGTCGATGAGGCCGTAAAACTGGGGCTTGTCACAAAAAAAGATGTTCCTGTCGCTACTCCTGCAACTGCTAATAATTCAGATCCGGAGGTAAAAAAATAATGTCAATATATCAAATCTTCAAAACTATAGTAAAAGTAATAACAATCCTCCCGGTCGTTCTAGAAGGCGTTAAAGCCATCGTTAAGCGTTATAAGGAACTCAATGATCAAACTGGTCTCTAAAGCCCCTCAAACGGGCGCGGAAGCCCCTTCCCGCGCACGTACAGCGCGTTAGACGCGCGTAAATGTGTGCCACAGAATATGTGGCGAATCCCCTGCGGGGATAATAGGGGAAAAGTGGGCACCTATATATCTACTTGATAATAAGGTGCCCACTGACACCAAACAAAAAAAGAGAAGGTGATAATCATGGGATATTTCCGTAAGAAAATGAGCCGTAATGCTTCTCGCCGTAATTTCCGTCGTAGTGCCGGGACCTCTAAAGTAAACACCCGCTCAAGCTCTATGCGTGGCGGGATAAGGATGTAACTATGCCATGCTACCACCCGTTGCAGGGTTGGTATGCGTGTGATGGAGAGGAAAAAGGGCAAATTCGTTTTGCCCGCCAGCCCGGCGTGATGTATATTGAAACCTCTCTACCATGTGGAAAATGTGTTGGGTGTCGTATGGAACAGGCCCGCCAATGGGCTACTCGGTGTATGCACGAGGCTGAATTGCATGATGATAATTGTATGGTTACGCTCACATATGATGATGAGCATTTACCGCAGTATGGTCATCTGTGCCCTCGTGATCTTACATTATGGTTTAAGCGGTTGCGCAAAACATTCCCTAATAAAAAAATCCGATACTTCGCTGCCGGGGAATATGGTTCGCAATATCAACGCCCTCACTATCACGTTTTAATCTTTGGGCTTGACTTTCAGGATGAATTGAATTATAATCCTAATGACCAAAGACCACTTTTGACTGACCTAAAGGATACTTGGAATTATGGCCATCTCAAAGTCACAAAATTCTCCTACGAATCGGCGGCATATGTCGCCCGCTACTGTCTCAAAAAACAAAATGAAACTCAAAGAGATGATCGCTTCATCGTCGATAGGACAACTGGAGTTCTTCTCACTCCAGAATTTACTCGCATGTCCAGAATGCCCGGAATTGGCGCGCACTGGCTATCTCGTAATCATGTCGACACCTATCAAGACGATACCGTTATCGCCGGCGGCGCCAAAAGACGACCACCTCGCTACTACGATAAGCGGTATGAAAAAATTAAGGGCGAGGGAGCGCTCGACATCACGAAGGCTAAAAGAATTTATGAGGCCTTGAAACGGTCGAAAGATAGTACACCGGAACGGCTTGCCGTCCGGGAAAAAATAATGAAATCCGCATTAGCGGAAAAACGGAGAGGATACGAAAATGATTAAGAAAATTTGTTCAGTCTATGATGTCAAATCTGGAAACTATGACCGCCCTTTGGCGTTCGTTACGCTTGGCGAGGCTGAAAGATCTTTCGCCGATGCTGTAAAAGATCCCAATACGCTTATTTCAAAACATCCTGCTGATTTCCGCCTTGATTGTATCGGATCTTACGATACTGAATCAGGTGAGCTGATCCCTTCAAAACCTGTTATCGTTGCCGAAGCGGCGCAGTTAATAACACAGTAAAAAACGTATCCTCGGGTTCTTCCAGCAGGCAGCTGGAAGGTAATAGGCGGTGAGACTCCGCCTTCCCGAAATCCAAGAGGTGAAATATGAAAAGTCCACAGCAACATCAATTCTCTGTCATTCCGTCGGTGCAGACACAGCGCTCACGTTTTAATCGTTCACATGGTTTAAAGACAACATTTGATGCATCGTATCTGGTGCCTGTGTTCGTCGATGAAATTCTTCCAGGCGATACAATGAGTTTGAAAATGACTCATTTTGCTCGCCTTGCAACTCCGTTAAAGCCGATCATGGATAATCTTTACCTTGATACTTTTTTCTTCTTTGTTCCAAATCGGCTTGTATGGGATAATTGGGTAAAGATGCAGGGAGAACAAGCAAATCCCGATGATAGTATTGATTATTCTGTTCCGGTGTTTGCTGCGCCTGCATCAACTGGTTTTGCTGTTGGTTCTTTGTACGACTATATGGGATTGCCGACTGGTATTCCCGATTATGAGTTCAATGCGCTTCCGATTCGTGCATACAATCTCATTTATAATGAGTGGTTCCGGCCGCAAGATATCATCGACAGTGTGGTCGTCGATAAAGACGATGCTGATGGTGATGTGAGCGAGTACGTACTTCTTAAACGTGCAAAACGTCACGACTATTTTACTGCATGCCTTCCGTGGCCGCAGAAGGGTGAAGATATTTTGCTTCCGTTGGGGTCTGCCGCTAATGTTCTCGGTATCGGTAAAGTGACCGAAACATATGGATCAAGTACGTCTGTGTTTCAATCTGACGGCACACAAGCATCGATGGGTGATAGCGCATACATTGATGTGTATGCTGGTGCAAATACTGAATTCCTCATCGAGAGCAAGGTTGAAGGTGGACATACTGTACCTTACATCCGTGCGGATCTTACAAATGCTACGGCCGCGACTATCAATTCAATTCGTGAGGCGTTCCAGCTTCAGCGGCTTCTTGAGCGTGATGCACGGTCTGGTACACGTTATACTGAAGTCATCCGTGCTCATTTTGGCGTCGTAAATCCTGATTTTCGTTTACAGCGTCCCGAGTATCTCGGCGGTGGTTCGTCGATGATTAATGTTACTCCAATCCCTCAACAGTCGGCTACCGGTGCGACTGGTACCCCACAGGGTAATCTCGCCGCCATGGGTACCTGTTCTGGTCAGCACGGTTTTTCAAAGTCGTTTACTGAGCACGGTTATATTATCGGGCTCGTAAATGTTCGCGCTGATCTTACTTATCAGCAAGGACTGCACAAAATGTGGTCGCGTTCTACGCGGTATGATTTTTATATGCCCGTACTCGCCAACCTCGGTGAGCAGGCTGTTTTGACGAAAGAGTTGTATTGTCAAAATCCGACGACGGATACTGGGTCTACCGGTACACCTGATAATGAAAAAATATTCGGTTATCAGGAAAGATGGGCGGAATATCGTTACAAACCTTCTCAGGTAACCGGTTTGTTTCGTTCAACTGCGGCCGGGACTCTTGAGGTTTGGCATCTTGCGCAGAAATTCACTGCGCTTCCGACGTTAGATCAGACATTCATAGAAGAGAATGTTCCGCTAGATCGTTGTATTGCTGTCCCTGCGGAACCGCATATTATCTTTGATGCGTTGTTTGACAACGTTCATGTGCGGCCTATGCCGGTGTATAGTGTTCCTGGTCTGATTGACCACATGTAAGGAGATATTATGATTGATCCTGTTACATTATCGGCTATAGGAATGGGTGTTGGTGCTCTTACTGGTCTTGGTTCTAGCGCATTAGATGCGCGTGAAAAAGGTCTTGATCGTGATTTTAATGCTGAACAGGCTCGTATTAATCGTGGTTGGCAACACGATGAACGGTTAGAGGCTGAGGAATATTCAAACCTGCAAGCCAATAAATCGCGTGATTTTTCTTACAAGGTATTTGGTGAGGGAAATGAGTTTTCTCGTCAGCAGGCTCAGAATCAGATGAATTTTCAAGAGCGCATGTCTTCAACTGCATATCAGCGTGCAACAGCTGATTTAAAGGCCGCCGGCATTAACCCGATGTTGGCGTATATGCAGGGTGGCGCGTCGTCTCCGTCGGGTGCTAGTGCAAATGCTTCTAGTGCTGGTTCTCCGTCGCCTACTTCTCATGCTGGTGGTGGTAGCTCTGCTACTTCTCCAGGTGGTCGTGTATCTGAAGGGGTGTTACGGTCGTTCAGTAGTGCTCTTGAGGCTAAACGACTCTCAAAAGATTTAGGTTTGGCTGATGCTGAAATTCGGTTAAAGGACGCATCTGCTGATGCCGCTAATGCCGTTGCTGAAAATAATCGTACTACTGCTCGTAAGACTGCTGCTGAAATCCCTGGGGT